GCAGGAATATCGGTTCCGGATATGGTGAGATTGCCTATTTGGGTGATGCTTATCAGATGTCTATTGACCGTCTTTCCGAATTGCAGGATTTGATTGACAAGTTCAATGCAGCTAAGCCAGCCGACCAAAAGGCTGCAATGGAAGATATTGTAAACTTCCTGGCAGACGACTACCGTCAGATTACCCTTGCTGCCCACAAGCGTATGGATATTATTGTCGGTGCGCTGTTGATGCTTGGTGAAGCCACCGTTTACAACAAAGATGCCGCAATCACTTCCGGTCAGACTAATAATAAACTGCTGGAGATTGCCCTTCCGTTCAACTTTATCAAGCCGAAAAGTGGAGATGTGGTTGTGGACGGAAAGAATATGTTTATCTCTTATTTGAGAGAGAAACTTCATTCCTTGGCACCGGATTTTGGCGTTTATGCCAAGATGATAATGACCCGTGCATCTTTCAACAAGCTTATTCTTGGTTCATCTGAATTTGGTGAGCAATACAAGATGATTCTTGGTTCTAATGAGATGAAGTTGAGTACGGGATTGGTTTCCTCTTCTTTGGCTTCCGAAGTGTTCACCGGCATTGGTCTACCTCGCATCGAAATCAAGGAGGACTACGTGAAAGACCAGACGGGAAAAAACGTGCAGATTTACGCGGATAATCGTATTACTCTGTTACCTTCTGACAACATTGGTTATATGCGTCATCATACTCCGTATGAAGCGACAGACCCAGTACAAGGACGTACTTATATCCCGTCAGAGGGGCAGATGCTTATCTCTAACTATCGTGACAAAAACGGTCGCTACATGGAATATACGGCAGAGTGGATTCCGCAGATTTCCAATCCAGATTTGATTACTAATTTCGATTTGAGCGAAATTGCATCCATCCAATCAGCATAAGGAGGTAGGATATGAAAGTAAAGGTTATATCAGTTTTCCGCGACAAGTTCACCGGAAAGTATTATACTCCCGGTGAAGTGATTGAAGTTGCTGAAGAATCTCGTGTGCTGGATATGGAAAGCCGCAGACTTGCTGAACGGATTGAGGCAAAACTTCCCGAAGTGAAAGCACCTGAAGAAAAGAAGGAGGTGAAAATCTCCCTCTTTGAGAAAGAGTTCGAGAAAAAGACTTTGGTTGATGCTTTGAAGTCCATCGGCGTACAGGCTTCCGGCAATATGAAAGAGGAAACTCTTTTGGCTAAGGTTGCAGAACTGGATGAAGAATCAACAGCCAAACTGAAAGAAGCATTAGGTATCGAGTAAAAGGATAGGGTAGTGCTTCTACCCTTCCATTGTCTAATTTTATAAATCAGAAAAGAAATGAAGAATTTTATTTTTGCCATGTGTGGCTTTTTAATGATGTCTTTGGTTTCGTTGAGCGTGCAGGCAGCAAGTGTGGAATCTCCCAAGTGTGAATATATGAATCTATCCGTTGATGTTGATTTACCAGATATTCAGTTTATCACTTTGGAAACGGCTCCGGCTGATTGTGTTGTACTGACCATGACGCATCCCGTGTTTTTGGTTGCAAATAACCCGGCTATGATGTGTTCGATGAAAGAGGAAACGGCTATTCAAGGAAAACAAATTTCAGTCCCTAAATTACCGTTCCGATACGTGTTCAAGTCGAAATATTTGAACCATTATAGCTATACCGCATATAGCAAACTGATTACACCATATTAAGATGACGGTAAACGACTACATACAGCAGAAGTTCCAGACCTTCGGCATTAACTTGTCGGAGGCTGACCTTTTGGATATGTGTCTTACCTCGAAGATAAGCGGAGAGGATGAGATGAATGAGGATTGCTACGATCGTGTCTCTGTGGCGATGGCGAAGTTCATCCCCTCTCTTTTACTTCGGCCCACATCTATTGGGGAAAGTGGTTTCTCAATGTCTTGGGACATTAAAGGGATTAAGGACTACTATTCTTTCTTGTGCAAGAAGTATGGACTGAAAGACGAACTCAATACCGATAAACCCAAAGTCAAGTTCTTATGATATTCGCTCCACATAGATTAATGGTCAAGGTCGTGTCCGGTCCGTCATTTGACGAGGATATGAACCCGCTCCCCCCGAAAGAGGATTGGAAAGACTTTGGTTCCTGCCGGTGTGATGATAATGGCGTGATGAAGCAAATCTCCGTAAACGGGGTAATGTACGACTATAATTATCATGTTGTCTATGAGGGTGGGATACTAAATGCTGGTACCGAGGTGAGAATCCTGGACGGGGAAAGTGTGAGAGCAGAAGGAAAGGTCATCAAGTCCGGTAAGTCTAACTATTTCAAGTATGCGGAAATATGGCTGTAGATTTTGACTTCTCAGATGTTGATGCGGCCTTTGATGAGTTCTATGAAGAGGCCAAAGAAGCGATGATTGAGGTAGGAGAGGATGCTGTTCAGTACGCTAAGGATAATGGGGATTATCAGGATCACACCGGTACACTTCGAAAATCTAATGAATACGAGGTTGACGAAACAGGACTGACGCTGAAGAATGAGACAGAATACGCATCTTATGTGGAAGCAAAAGGATTTGAAGTATTGAGTGGTGCCGCCTTGGAAGCGGAGAAACGATTAAAAGAAAAGTTTGAATGATAGTAACAGGCGACATAGAAACTATTTTGGTTCGGGACTTGAAGCCGTTTGGTATCCCTACTTACAAGAAGGACGCAATACCGGAAGGGGAAGTTACCGAAGAAAGGATAACCGTTATCCCGAAAGAACCCAAACCGGGAACTTATTGGATTAAAGGTTTCGTTGAAGTTAATTTCTGTGTACCTGATATTAATGGAATGGCAAACAAAAGTAGATTAACCGAATTAGAGCGGCAAGCGTCTGGTTTACGTTCTGTTTCCTCTTTTGACGGTTCTACCTATCGTTACAAAGTCTATTCTACCCATCAAGAAAGAGATGTACCGCTAAAGTGTCATTTTGTGAATGTGAAAATAATGTTTGAAATTTTAAATGTGAGATAATTATGGCAGAGAATAAAAAAATTGTGGTGGTAAACCTTCAGAAGCTGGAGGTTGCGCCGATCGGGGCTGGTGGTGCCGAAGGTTCTGTTTTTGAAGAAGTCCCGGTAGTTCATGAGGACACCTTCACTTATGAGGATGAAGATCCGGAGGTTAAGGATTACAAAGATGTAGCTGGAAATACCTATTATTCCTCTAAAAAGCCGGGTGCGGTTAAGATCAATGCTTCTATTGGTATGTATGATCTTGAGACTAAGGCTAAATTCCAAGGTGGTAAGTTTACGGCGGGGTCAGAGAGTAAGCCGGGCACATGGGAGCGTGCCGACCATGTAGAGAGTAAAGAGTTTACCGTCCGTGCCACAACTGAAGATGGTGTGAAAATTATTTTTCCTCGTGCCGGTGTTTCTGCTTCTGGTAAAGCGAATGAAAAGGCAATTGGCTTAGCCCTTGTTTTTACGGCGTTGAAACCAACCAAAGCCGGTGTTCCTATTGAGCGCTGGGAAGACGGGGAGGATACAACTTTGGGTGGATAAGTTAATGACGAGGGTGAGCAATCACCCTCTAATATTTAAACTATGAGTGAGGTTTCAAAAAACATATCAGAGTTACTTTCCGGTACTTATGGAAAAGCTATTGTTGTAGGGGGAACAGTATATGTAATCAAAGCTCCTTCTATCAAAGTGATAATGAGGGCTACCCAATATTTAAGTAAGGTCGATTTACCGGAGAATGGCACTGTGCGGGAATTAATGAAGGTCGCTCCTGCCAATTTGGAGAATATCGTCAAGGGACTTTCATTCTTGGTGGTTGGTGATGTCCCGAATTATCAAAAAAGAGCTGAAAGCCTCGAACGGCAGATGCTTTCAGGTTCTAAAGAAGAATTATTGCAAGCGTATTTTGTCGCTTTTGAGTTAATAACCGGACGTGATTTTTTCGTAGTCTGCCAGTTAGCGATGGAGCTGGCAAATCTGATAGTAAAACCCAAGTAGTAGGAGGCAATACCATCGTAGGAAGTATTACCTTATTCATGGAAAATTTGAACCTTTCTTACAGGGAGGTGTATGAGGATCTTCCTTATCTTCTTTTGCTCTTGATGAGTGCTGATAAACCGAGGGCTGTCTATGAGGACAAAGAGAAAACTGAAGTAAAAAAGATGTCGGGAAAGGATCTTATGAGACAAAAAAGAGGAGCATGATTCTATATTCACGACAATCTTTTCATTGTCATGTATCTATTCCCATAAAATTCTACTACTTTATTGGTCTGATGTACTTTTATCCAAAACATTGATGTATGCCTAAATTAGCGTTTCACATAGAAGCTGACTATCAAAAAGTCATTAAGTTACGGGAAGAGATAGATAAGTTAAAATCTACTATTGCCGGGATGGATAGTAATACTTCTCCGGCTACTTTCCGGGCAATGGAAGTTCAACTTGCTAAAAATACGAAAGAATTGGATTCTCTTGTCACTTCCGCAGTACGTGCAGGCAATGAAATAAACCAAGGTTTTAAAAAGAAAATATTCGATGCTTCGCAAGTTGTAAACGGATTATCAGAAAAAATTATCACTCAAAAAGCTGTTATTAAAGATGTAGAGACTG